AGTTGGTTTACTCTTATGCGATGTGGATTAGTCCTAAATTCCATTTACACGTTATTCGCACTTTTGATAGGGCGGTAACAACTCAAAATTCGACCGCACTTTTACCTGATTTTTCCGATCCGGTTGCAGCGGCTCGCGCATGGGCTGACGCAAAAGAGGGCGAACAACGCGCCTTATTGGATAGCAAACAGAAATCAGAACAGATTGAATCAATGCAGAGCTATTTCCGCCATGGTATGAGCGCACCTCAATTTGTTAAAGGGTTAAATGGTGCTAATTCTTCGCAGATCAATGATTTCTTAGCTCGTAAAGGTTGGGTTTACAAGGATAAATACGGCTGGCGCGTAACGTCCCGTGCGCGCGATGTTTACTTAACTGAAGAAAATACACAGGTAGCCGAACACGGTCAAGAAGTGCGCATTTTCTATAAACCTGTTTTGTTACAAAAAGGCGCGGCAAAAATCTATGACTGGTACATGAAAAATCAATTACCGATGAAAGCTACCTGGAACGGTAATTTCAAACAAGACAAGGCGGTAGGGCTATGAGCATGAGATTAATGGCGCAAGCTATGTCAATTAAAGTCGGCAACCCATTGCGCAAATTGGTTTTAATCAAACTTGCCGACAATGCTAATGATGACGGTATTTGTTTCCCATCCTACCAATACATCGCGGACGTTTGCGAAATATCCAAAGCAAGCGCGCGTACTCACATTGACGCCTTAATTAAAATGGGATTTGTGAGCAAAAAAGCCCGTAAAAATAAAGACGGATCCAGCTCGAATTTGTATCTATTGCACCTTGAAAAAGGTATGCCAGCAGATAGCACAAGTATGCCAGCAGATAGCACAAGTATGCCAGCAGATAGCACAGGTATGCCAGCAGATAGCACAGGGGGTATGCCAGCAGATAGCACCATAACCTGTCACTCTTCTGAACCAGTCAATAAACCTAAAAAAACTTCACAAAAAAATACCGCACTTTCGCTGCTTGCCGAGTTCGGTATCACCGGTCAGCTTGCCGATGACTTTGCCGAACACCGAAAATCGAAAAAAGCGGCGATTACGAGGACCGCACTTGAGGGCTTTCAGCGCGAAGCTGACAAAGCTGGGATAACGCTGGAGGAAGCAATCGCAATCGCCATTGAAAGAGATTGGCGCGGATTTAATGCGAGCTGGAATTGGCGCGGTGACAGCATAGCAACGGCTACAAACACCCGAAAAACAAGCACTTTTGCCGATGACGGTTCTTGGGCTGTTGGCAGAAAATTAAATATCGATCCTGAACTCATTCCGGAGGAATTGAGATGAAAAACGTAATTCCAATGGATCCCGCAAAAAGTACGGTCACAAAGTCTGGTATTCCCAGCAACGCCGTTCGCTTAATTGACCGGATGTTTGTGCGATTGAAATCCATCTTCCCAGCATGGAAACACGCATTTGATAGCGAGATTGAGTACAACGAAACAAAGCAAGTTTGGCTCGAAGAATTATTCAAAGCGGGAGTTGTGAATCCTCAATCCCTAAAACGAGGATTGGACTTGGCAGCAAAATCCGAAAGCCCATTTTTTCCGAGTGTAGGACAATTTATTGCTTGGTGCCAGTTTGAAGACTATCACGCTTTGAGCTTACCAACTGCCGAAGAGTTAATTCAGCGTTACAAAAACTACATGGGTTACGCGAGATTCAACCAACATGAATTCAAATATCAATCCAAGGCGGAATATTGGGTACTCAAGACGCTTTACAACCAATACTGGAATAAACCGCTTGATGACACGCTGAAAGCCATCCCAAGAATTTTGAACGAAGCCGCCGAAAAAGTGCGGTCAGGATTTGAGTTCGAAGACATCCCAGAAATGATTGAGCAAAAAATCGTAAATCTCCCACAAGAAAAAACATTAAAACACATCGCCAACTGCAAGGCGGCATTGAGAGGACAGGCAGCATGAAAGAACAAAAATTTGATAAGGATACCTATCCAACATCACTTTCACTATTCAACCCGGTTCATGCCGAATTTAGCTTTACGATTGATGGTGCCGCACTACCGCACAACGCAAAACTTGAGCGATATGTAACGCCTGAAATGGATTACTTAACTTACCCACTGCAAAACGAGCGCATTTTCATTAATCCGCCGTTTAGCGATCCGTTAAGTTTTATCAAGCGTTCCATCGAACTGTTTGAAAATCACAACTGCTTAGTGGTTATGTTGTTGCCGGTTGACATTAGCACGGAATGGTTTTCGTTAATCACTCAAAAAGCAACAGAAATCCGTTTTATTGTTGGTGGCCGTATTAAGTTTTTAAGTCCTCAAACTGGTTTATGGACTGATGTTTGTCGTGGTAATCATTTAGCGATATTTGACCCACGTCACCGTAATATGGGGCAGGTTATCCGTCATGTTCACATTGACGACTTAGGGAATTTCGAATGGCGAGCCAAAAGCAGAAGAAAACAGTAATCCACGCAGTTAAATACGCGAATGGCGCGGTGGTAGCAGAAACAGACTACGACCGCAATTTGCTGAAAAGCCTGCCGGTAGGAAGTGCGGTAAAAATTACACCTATCGGCAACAATCGAAACTATCACCATCACAAGAAGTTTTTTGCGCTACTCGATGCAGGTTTTGAATACTGGCAGCCTGAATTTAGCGTACTTACCCAAGCGGAAGAATGGATAGCGCAGGCGGTCGCAAGAGAAATCGCAGTAGCCGCCAATGATGAAAACCTGTATCAGAATGTAACTAAACCGATAGCAGATAGCGTGCTAGCAAAAGTGCGGTCGAATCGCGAATCAAAATTAGATTATGAGGGCATGAAAACCCTTGAAGCATATCTCGATCATGTAATGAAAAAAGCGGGATTTTATGACATCAAACCGGGGCAAGACGGCGGCACACTGAAAGAACGCTGGTCAATTTCATTCGGCAATATGAGCCAAGAAAAATTCAACGATGTGTACAAGGGCGTGTTTGGCGTTATTTGGAATGAAACCCTTTGTAACGTGTACGAGAACGAATGGGAATTGGAAAGCAAGATTAATCAATTAATAGGGTTTGTCGGTTGATCTGCAACCGTCAATCAATAGTTTACAGTTCAAAACAAAAGTGCGGTCAATTTTAGAGGTGAAAATATGGGGAAAATAGACTATCGAAAAGAAGCAAAGGGGCGAGAATGTATGGTTCGCTTGCCTGGCATTTGTAATTTTAATTCTGAAACGACAGTACTTGCTCATTATCGTATGGATGATGGAGTAGGGAGAAAACCGAATGATAAACGTGGTGCATGGGCTTGTTCTGCTTGTCACGATGAATGCGATCGTAGAACGCGGAAATTAGACAATGAATTTGTTCGGTTAGCTCATGCGGAAGGCGTGTTTCGTACTCAAGATGTCTTAATCAATGAGGGAAAGCTATGAGTGATTGGCTTGAAATCTGTTTGCCGTACCCACCGAGCGTGAACCACTACTGGAAGCATACAAGACAAGGTAAGCATTACATATCAAAAGCAGGGCGGGAATTTAAACGCATTGCTACTGAGGTTTGTTCGCAGTTCGATCCGTTTGAAAGTGCGGTTGAAATCAAGATGGAAATCTACTTCCCAGATAACCGCCCACGTGACCTTGATAATTTACCTAAAGGAATTTTTGATAGCTTGGTAGGTGCCGGATTAATCAAAGACGATAACCGCAAAATCATCCGCAAATACTCAATCGAGGAAAAAGGCGTAGTAAGTAAAGGTAAGTCAATCATTAAAATTAGAGGTATCGATGCGTAAATTTAGCGAATTAGAACTAACCGAGGAACAGGAAGAATTTGTTGATAAGCACATGTACCCATGGGGTGCGTGGATTAGATTGGGTAGATTAGACAAGCCTGAGTTTAATATTATCGCTAAACTAATGAAGAGCGTGATTCCGGCGGATCCAAGCGAACCGGTTTGCAGCGATGAAGTCGGCATGATGATTAGTGAGCTTATCGAGCAATTCTTCTTCAAGAACGACCGCACTTTACACTATATCGTGTTCTCGTATTACGTAAACAAAAACACGATCAATCGCATAGCCGTTAAACTGCGTGAGAACTGTGGAGAGATGAAAATGCAGCCGTGCGCCGGTAAGTCAGATATTCGCATTCCAAGCCTTAAAACAGTGAAGCGGAATGTTGAAAAAGAGCTAAAACTAGCAAAAGCAATAATTCACGAACTGCTTGTAACTGGTTTCGTTATTCTTCGAACTGGGCGACAAAATGCAAAAAGTATCAAAATTACATATTGACAAACCTTGTCATCTTGTCCTATCATTTGAATATATGGTGGTCGTCGTGTAAGTGATGTTTACCAAGTAGAATTTTATAACCCTGATCGGTTTTCCGGTCGGGGTTTTTTTATTACCTCGCGGAACCAGCTTTTAACAAAGTAACACGAGGCGGAGCTATGAGAATGCAAGTATTTAAAGATATGCCCGTTGAATCTCAGTTTTGGGGCTGGCTAACCGGCTTGATTGGTGCGCTAACTCTGAGCGAGTGGGCGGTATTAATTGGTATTTTTGTCACGGTCTGCGGTTATATCCGAGAATCGAGATATAAAAAGCGTATGTTAGAGCTTGAAGAAATCCGAACCGGCGTGCACTCCCTGCTCAAAGGCCTCGACCAAAACAAAGCCCAAAGCTATTTCCTCTACCGCCTCCACCCCTTCCAG